GGTCACCTTTCCTTTGAGATCATCTATGATAATCTAGAAAAACCTAAAGAGATAATTGGATTTAAGGAATTGGATCCCGCCAGCATAGCCCCTCAATTACAAAAGGATGCTAAGGGCAAGATCTTTTTACAGTGGTTACAGTACGATCAGCAGACTGGTTCTACCAGGGTTCTTAACGATTCTCAGGTGATCTATATTTCTTATGCTAATCATTTTAGGACCAAACGCGTTAGCTTTGTTGAACGATTGATTAGATCCTTTAACCTATTAAGGATAGTTGAACACAGTAAAGTTATTTGGCACGTAATGAATGCTCCAATCCGACTTACTACAACAGTTCCCATTGGAAGTAAAAGCTTTCAAAAAGGACAGGAAGACGTTCGAGAGTTCTTAAACTTATTTAAAGAGGATATTTATTTTAATGGGGACACTGGAGAATTAAACGTTGATGGTAAACCAAACATCATGTTCTATAAGAATTATATCATGCCGGTAAACGACCAAAACCAGCAAGTAAAGATCGAGACTCTTCAGACTCCTGGACCAAACCTTTCTGGCTCAGAGCTCTTAAATTACTTCTATAAAAAACTAAAAATGGATTCTAAGATTCCTTATTCTAGGTGGGAAGGTCAATCTGGAATGGGTGCGTTTACTCTCAATGCTGAGGGTATAACTAGGGAAGAAGTTAGGTATCAGAAATTTATTAATCGATTAAGATCGGCCTTTTCAGAAATGATGGTGAAACCTTGGTACTTACAAATGTGTTTAGATTTTCCGGAACTTGCCGATGATTATAAGTTTAACAACGCGATAGGAGTTAAGTATCACAACGATAACGTCTTTGAGGAGATGAAGAAGAATGATATTGAAGCTAAACGAATCGCTGCATTCACCGCTAAGAAAGGAATCATGAAAGACGATGGAACTCCATACTTTGCTACTGAATACTTGATTAGAGAGGAGCTTAAAATGACAGATGTTGAGATCGAAGCCAACAAGACATGGTTTGATCAACAGATCAAAGATGAAGAGGCTGCAGCAGCCGCTGCCGCTCCAGGCGGTGCTCCAGGCGGTGCTCCACCTGCTCCAGGAGGAGGCGCTCCAGCAGCCGCCGCTGCAGCTCCGGCAGAAGGAGGTGGCGAGGTGAAGGAGGGAGGAGAAACTTCTGGTGAAGGTCAGCTTTAATAAGTAAAATCATTTTAGTATAATAGTCAAAAATTATACTTATGAAAGAAAAAACCACACAGCTAGTAGATAGGCTTCTAGATCTACCTAAATTAATTGAAGATTTTCAAACTAAAGCTCTTGCTGTCAATGATGCGGTTCAGGAAACTTCTGAACTAATCGTTTCTAGAGAATCTGAGATAAAATCTGAGATCAATGCTGCAACTGATGAGAATGGTAAAAAACTCTATTCTAATGAGGAGTCAAGAAAGATTGCCTTTTTAGCAGATTCAAAAGAAGACTCAACCTTGACTCATCTCTATTCAAAAATGAAGGAGCTAAACCATCAAGTATCAATCATTAGGATCGCTATCGAAAGTTATTCAAATGAGCAGAGAAACATTCGATCTATTTTAGGAGTAATTAATAGTATTTCTGAATCTTAATCATAGAACATCGCAAAGGAGTTCTTAAGTTCAGGTATGTTTATAAGAAGCACGAAGATATCACGATTAGACTTTTCATCCGGATATAGTGAAGGAGAAACTGTGATCTGTCTTTTTCGTGCTTCTGCGACATACTTATTGATCTGACCAGTCGCATCCCTACTTAATCCACCTGGATCAATTGAGTATTCAAATAGATAGCTGTCTAAGTCTATTCCAAAATCCGGTTCTCCTAACACTTCTCCCTTTCTAGTAAAAAGAGTCATTTTTACCTGTTGAACCGCTGATTCGATCTCATCACTAATTTCCAAACGATCTTCTAAGTATTTTGGATCCTCGTTTGTTCTAGTATAAAAGTCTCTAAGAATTGCCATAATTATGTGTAATTTTACTGTCTAGTTAAATACATCCAATCCGGTGTATTTTCTCCCTTCATCATTGTTTTTACGTCCTCCATCTCTTTCTCAGCTGTCGTAACGATGTTTTGATAATTTACGGTTACTCCACCAGGAAGAGTATAGTTAAAAGTCTGAAGCATGTGAGCTAGTCTTACTTTGGCATGAGCTCTGACGTATCTTTGAAACATCTCATCCTCAAATAACTTATCCTGATCTAGCTTTTTATACACTCTAATCACTCCGTTTGTAGCAGGCGTTCTACCTATTACTCCAAGAAGCTTGCTGTTCTTATTATAATCGTATGCAATCGTGTCCAGCATCATGGCTTTAGTTAGGTCTAGAAAGGAAAACATCACCGTCCTATACATGATACTCTCTCCGATAAATGGAGTCAAAAATATCTCAGATCCTATGAATTTCTGTTCTGCAAAATCACGATCAATTGTTGCAAAAATAGATCCTCCCTTAGCTTCTTTAAAGTCTACCACAAACTGCACACAGTCAGGTAATTGGATCTGTCTGTGTTTTTTAAATGTCGGATTAGTAAAAAGTTCTCTAGGAAGTAATAGATACCGACCTTCGACCGCATGTCTCCAGTTATCCCAAAAATACTTAGAATCAATATCGATTATTCTCTTTATCTCTTTTTCTGGAAGACCATACGGTAATGCTCCTGAGAAAGTTATCTCATCATTTATGTCCTGAAGTAATTGTTGTTCGGTCATTTAATTATTGATTTTTACCAGTTCCGTTTCCTCTCTCATCACTAAATCTAACGCTTGATTTATCAATGTCTATGTTAAAGTCTTTGTCTCCCATGGATCTACCTAGAGCTCTTTGATTTTTTCGAGCAATAACATCATCCTGTTTTCCAGCTCTTTCCATCGAGTTCTTCATCACCTGGTCTAGTGCTTGAGCCTTCATTTTCTTTTTCCAATCGCTATGAAAGATCATGTTCATTGCTCTAGTAATATCTACTTCCTGTACATAACCGTTGTATCGACTTGGGTTCCTTGCCGCTTTTTCATTAGCCAGTTCCCTAGCGATCGACATGATTGAAGTATACAGTCCGCCTAGTGCTCCTTGAACCATTCCCTTAAAGTTAGTTGGATAAACGACTTCCTTGGTCGATTCTGTAATAAACTGGTGATATGTTTGTATCTTTCTTTCCATTATGTATTAGTTGGTGCAGGAGCGGCAGGTTTAGTCTGAGTCTGATTAGCTGCCGCATTTTTTGCAGCCTGAGTAGCCGCTGCTGCCTTTGCTGTAAGCTCTTTAATCTTGGTGTCCTCCTGCTGTTTTATCTGCTCTAATTGTTTTTCAAGATTTCTCTTTTGGTCTCTAATTTGTATTAAAGCCGGATCCGTAAGAAGAGCAGAGTCATCCTCTTCAATCATTTGAGGGTTTGCTCCAGCTTCCACTTCTTTGTTTGCTTTCTTTTCAGCATTTTGAAAGCTCTTAAAACTTTTTATGTACGACATTACGGCCTTTCTTTTTTATTATTTATTTGTAAATCCTTTAGAGGTGTCGATAAACTCCTGATAAGATAAGACTCTTAGTTTTTTCTTCATCCTAGGGTTAGATCCAAATGCGCTGGTTAACCTACCTCCGCTTAGAAACGGAGAATTATTCCAATGGGATGGAATGGTCCCAGACGCACCCGAATAAAACATCATGGCGCTTGCTCTGCTGGTATCCGGCTCTAATATTCTATTGACCGAATCTGTCTCCATTGAGATCGCTCCAAAGCCTTCAACTAATCTCTTAAGTCTCATGTTATTCTTCTGGAAAGTTCAATTCGTCAGACGGTTGGTCTAGTGAGAATGCGGGAGATTGCGGTTCCATTTGTTTTGAAAAATTAAGATCAGTATCGTCCATTGTAATGTCGTCCTTTTTAGAAGTTTTATCTTCATGATCTTCTTCTCCAGTAGTCTGGTTAATAAGTTCTTCCTGATTGCTATCGATGAATTGTTTTAGTCCCATGCAAATTAAAGGGTTGATCTTATCACAACGATCCAATAATTCCTGTACAGTTAAATTCATCACATCAGGTTGAGGCAATCCCTTTGCTTCCTGATCCATTTCTCCTGGAGTCTCATCATCAAATCCAAAATCAGGCATAAGTTGAGCTGGAGATTGAACTGGTGCAGGAGGTGCCATGTCCTGCATCTGAGGCTGCATCTGATCCGCACCATTCATCGGCATCTGTTGAATATCATCTGCCTCATAAAGTCTTTTAATTGAAGTTATCATAATTGAGTGTTATTTTATAGTATTATTTATCCTGAAACCTAAGTACCGTTTTGAGATATAATAAAACATGAATGAAAAAGAAATAGCTGGAGCATCATCTGCTCTAAAAAAGGAGCTCCATGATTCCATACGTAAAAAACTTGATCAGATTCGTGAAAATTTAATTCTTGAAAAAGGATCAGATAAACCTTCTTATTACCAGATGTTGATTAATGTGGATGAGGAGCTAGACGACGTTCTACTCAACTGGGATTATTCTCCGATAAATCCTCGTCTTTCGTTTCAAGACCAATACGACCTAGGCGATGCGGAAGATGACGACGACTTAGTTTAGCCTTTTCTTCCTTTT